TCGTTCGTGAAGGACTCGGCCGGCAACGTGTCGCTCGCCTACAGCAGTTTCTTCGGCGGCAGCGGCACCGTTACATTGGCCGGGAATTTTGCCGACCTTGGGACCGGGATCGCCCTCGACACTGCGGGCCACGTCTTCGTCAGCGGCATCGCCTTTTCCGCTGGCCTGAAAACCTCCGGCGGCAACCGCGCGACTCCCTACCAGGCGAACAACGCCGCCGCCCTTAACGCCGGCGCTAACGCGTTTGTCCTCGAACTCGATCCGACCAAGAGCGGTGACAGCCAAGCCCTATACGAGACCTACCTCGGCGGCAGCGGTACGGACCTTTTCACCGCTGGCCCCGGCGGCGGAGATCTGCCGCTCTCGATGGCGATGGATTTGAATGGCGACGTGTACCTCACCGGCGCCACTACCTCGAAAGCCGGCGCCGGCCAGAGCGCGTTTCCGACCACTACCGGCGCGTGCGGCTCGGCCAATAACAGCAGCGGCATAACCGTGAGCACCGTGAATGTTCCAGTCACCGGATTCGTCACCGAACTCGATCCGGCCTCGGGCGCGTCCGGCCTTATCTACTCGACCTATCTTGGCGGCTCGGGCAAGGCGGACGTGGGCAGCGGAATCGCGCTCAATCCGTTCGGCGGAATCTTCGTCAGCGGCGTGACCTACTCGACCAACTTCCCGGTGACGCCCAACGCCTTCCAGCTCGTCAACAATGCGGCTGGAAACAGCTCGACCAACGCCTTTATCACCGAGATTGAACAGGGCACTGGCGCGTGCCCGACGCCGTTCGCGACTCCGACCGCGACCACCAGCGCGACGCCAACGGCTACTTCAACCAGCACGGCGACCTCGACGAGCACCGCGACTTCGACGAGCACTGCGACCGCGACGAGCACTGCGACCGCAACGAGCACTGCGACCGCAACGAGCACCGCGACGCCAACCGCGACCGGCACTCCGACCGCGACGGCCACCAGCACCGCGACGGCGACGCGGACTGCCACGCCGACGGCGACCGCGACTCCAGGTGGACCATCGATCGACCTCAGCACTAGCGCGATCACGTTCAAGCCACGTTTCGCCGACAGTCGCGAGACACGCCACTTCACGATCACCAACGACGGCGGCTCGGCCCTGATCGGCTATGTGACCCCGCTCATTGACACCGGCTTCCGGGTGGTCAGGGGCGGCGGAAACTTCAATCTGGCGCCCGGGCAGTCGCGCACCGTGGTGGTAGCGTTCAAGCCGCCGCAAAGCCACTCGACCTTTACTTCGAGCGTGCTGATCGTGTCGAACGACCCGAATCATCCTCAGATTAGCCTGACGCTGTTCGGCCAGAGCAGACCGCTGAAATAGCGACTTGTAATCGACCGATTGGTTTAGAGCGTCAGTTCACGAACGGCCCGGGAGCAATTCCGGGCCGTCGCTTTTTCCACGCGCGCAAGGTTCACATCACGCGGGATGCCGTGCGCGGCACTGCCAGCGCGTAGCGCCCCGCGCGGCGGCGCAGCCGCACCGCGGCGCCGAAGGCGGCGCTCAGCGTGCGCGAGGTCAGCACCCGCGCCCGCGCTCCGGCGGCGAGCACGCGCCCGGCGCGCAGCACGATCACGTGCGTAAAGGCGGGTATGATCTCCTCGACGTGATGCGTCACCAGCACCATCGTGGGTGCGCCGCGCCGGCGCGCCATCCGCTCGACGAATTGCAGAAAATGCTCGCGCGCCACCGGATCGAGGCCCGCGCACGGCTCATCGAGGATGAGCAGCTTCGGCGCCGCCATCAGGGCGCGCCCGATGAGCACGCGCTGGCGTTCGCCCTGCGACAGATACTGCCACGGGCGATCGGCGAGCGCGTGCGCCTCGACCCGGCGCAGAATCGCGGCGGCGGCTTTGCGATCGCGCGCGGCAACCTCGCCCCAGTAGCCGATCATCGCGAACTTGCCCGATATCACGGCGGCGAGCGCGGTCTCGCCGTCGGGCATCAGCGCGTCGATTGACGCGCTGACCATCCCGATTCGCGTGCGCAGCGCGCGCCAGTCGGCGCGGCCAAAGGTCTCGCCGAGCACGCGGATCGATCCGCGCGTCGGGGGCAGATAGCCCGTCAGCGCGCGCAGCATTGAGGTCTTCCCCGAGCCGTTGGCGCCCAGGATCGCCCAATGCTGGCCGCGCTCGACGCGCCAGTCGATGCCGCGCAGAATGAGCGCGTCGCGCTCGACGACGAGGTTCGTCAGTTCGATTATCGGCTCGAGGTTCTTCATCGCGGATCCGCAGATTACACCGATTCCACCACGCGGGCATCCCGGGCCCGCATTATTCCCTCTCCCCCCGGGAAAGGGCGGCGCGGCGCGATGCAGGCGCTTTTTTCGCAAGCATCGCGCCGCGCGGGTGAGGGCGCCGCACGGCGGATTCGGGCGCTCCGCGCTTCCCTAACACTCGTTAGAATTTTTGCCAGATTTGTTCATGGCTGAACTGTTCAGCCTTACGGAATTTTTCGCGGTGGCGCAAAATGCGTCTCGATGAGCAACCTCCAGACACGCGCCGGTGGTGACCACGGATTGGACGCAGGCAAACTGAACCGTCCGCCCGCGGCCGATACCGCCGGCGCGCCCGCCACTTTGGCCCACGCTGCCTCCGGCGCGGCCGCCGGTGCGGCGCCCGAGTGGATCGAGCTGCTGCCCGCGGGGGTGTTCAACGGACGTGACGGACGCGGGCCGTTTAAGGTCGAGGATCCGCCCGCCGTGATCGCGGCGACTCGTGCGCTCGCGATGGCGGCGGGAATCCCGATCGATTACGACCACGCCACCGACTTCGGTGCGCCTGCCGGACGGCCCGCACCGGCCGCGGGATGGATCGTCGCCTTCGAGGTGCGCTCGGGCGCGGTCTGGGGCCGCGTCGAATGGACCACGCGTGCCGCGCACGCGATCGCGGCTCGGGAGTACCGCTACGTATCGCCGGTGTTTCAGTTCGATCCCGCAAGCGGCCGCGTCACGCGGCTGTTGCGCGCGGGATTAACCAACAATCCGAATCTGTATCTGACCGCAATCGCCGCGGCCGCCACCCGCGCCGCCAACCCGGAGAGAAGCATCATGGATGATCTGCTGGAGAAGCTGAAGGAGATTCTGGGCCTTGATCCCGGCGCCACCCTTGACCAGGTGCTGGCCGCCGTGCAAGCGCTCGCGATCGACCGCGCCGCCGCCGCGGGCCTCGACGCTGACGGTGATGGCGAGGGCGCGAGCCAGGCCAACGCGCGCGCGCTGGACCCCGCGCGCTACGTTGCGGTGGCCGAATTCCAGAAAGCGCTGACTGAACTCAATGCGATGCGCGCCGAACGCGCGCGCGAACGCGCCGCGAACGCGGTGGACGAAGCGCTGCGCGCGGGCAAGCTGGTTCCGGCGCAGCGCGAATGGGCGATCGCCTATTGCGCGGCCGATCCCGCCGGCTTCAACTCGTTCGTCGCGCGCCAGCCCGCGATTCTGGGCGGCGCCACCGGCTTCGGCGGCGAACCGCCGGCGGCGCAGGGAGCCGCGGGCGCGCGCGCGCAACTGGGCGCGGCCGAACTTGCGATCTGCGCGCAGCTCGGAGTCAGCGCCGGCGACTTCGTCCGGCGCAAGCACGGACGCGGCGATTTCCTGAGCCTCATCACCGCGGGCGAAGACCGCTAACCGCAAGGAGCATGCGAAAGCCATGGCTGGATTGACTAATTCACGCAATACGCCCGAGCTGTCCGACGGCGGCCGGATGCGGGTGTTCGGCGTCGAGGCCAACACCAACGTGTACCTGGGCGGGATGCTGGCGCTCGACGCCAGCGGCAACGCGGTGCCGGCCTCCGCCACCACCACCACCGCCAACGCCCTGCGTATCGTGGGGCGCGCGGAACGCGTGCTCAACGGAATTCCGGGCGAGAACGCGATCAACAACCCCGGCGCCGCCGGCGCGATTTCGATCACGGCGCGCAAGGGCGTGTTCCTCTACGACCAGGACGGTTCGATCACCGCCGCCGCCTTCGGCTCGGCCTGCTTCGCGCTCGACGACCACACCGTCACGGCGGCCGACCGTGCGACCGGCTCGGCCGTGCAGCAATACGCCGTCGCCGGACAGGTGGTCGCGCTCGATCCGAGTGGCCAGGTGTGGGTGGATTTCTGGCATCAGTCGGCCCCCGCAGCGTAACTTCGCGCGCACCGCGACTTCAAGAGGAATTGCAATCATGGAAATCAGCGCCGCCAATCTGACCGCATTGTTCACCGGCTTCGACGTGGTCTTCCAGCGCGGATTCGAGAAGCCGCCGTCGTACTACGACCAGATCTCGAGCGTCGTCCGCTCGGGCTCGCGCCAGACCACCTATCCGTGGCTCGGCCGCACCACGCGGTTTCGCGAATGGCTCGGCGACCGGGTCGTCCAGGCGCTCGAATCGCATACCTACACCATCGTCAACCGCAACTTCGAGGACACCGTCGCGATCGATCGCAACGATATCGAGGACGACACCTACGGCGTCTATGAGCCGATCATCGAGCAGCTCGGCTGGGACACCAAGATGCATCCCGACATGCTGCTGTTCTCGATGCTGAAGGACGCGGTCAACAATCCCGGCGACGTGACTGGCTATGACGGGCAACCGTTCTTTTCCGCGGCGCATCCGGTCGGACTGATGAATCAGTCGGGTGGCGCCACCGCGGCCAATATCAACACCTCGGGCACCGGAGCGTACTGGTACCTCGTCGACGGGTCGCGGGCGATCCGGCCGTTCATCTTCCAGATGCGGCGCGAGTACGCCGTCACGCGGATGAACACAGTTACCGATGAAGCGGTCTTCAACCGCCGCGAGTTCCGCTACGGCGTCGACGGGCGCGCCAACACCGGCGTGGGGTTGTGGCAGCTCGCGTACGCCAGCAACACCGATCTGAGTAATCCAGTGAACTACGGCGCGGTTCGCGCGGCGATGCGCTCATTCAAGACCGACGGCGGCGCGCCGTTCGGAGCGCTCTCGGGCCGCAAGGGCGTATATCTGATCGTTCCGCCCTCGCTCGAAGAAGTCGCGCGCCAGTTGCTCAATTCCGAATTCATGGCGGGCGCCGGCGCGAGCGCGACGGTCGCGACGACCAATATCTGGCGCAACAGCGCCGACCTGATCGTCAGCGAGTATCTGGCGTAAGGAGCGGCGCGGACGATGACTAGTTCCCCCTGGACCGGCGCGGTGAACCCTCCTCCCGCCGCGCCGGTCACCTCCCCGGCCCCCGCGAGCCACGGCTCGGAAATGGGCTTGCGGGGGCGCTTTTCTCAGTCTGTTGCAACACGAGGTAACCCACAGTGAGTTACGCGGCGCCCCAGGACATGATCAACCGCTACCCGAATCGCGATCTGGTCCAGCTAACCAATGAGGATCCCACCGCGACCACGGTCAACACCGCCGCGCTCACCCAGGCGCTCGGCGACGCGTCGGCCGAGATCGACAGCTACCTCGAGGGGCGATTCGCGCTGCCGCTCGGCGACCCGCCGCAGGTACTAAACCGCCTCGCTTCGGATATCGCCATGTACCGCTTGCAGGCGCTGCGTCCGCTGCACGATATCGAGGACGCGCGGCACCGCTACGACGACGCGATTGCGATGCTGACCAAAGTCGCGGCGGGCGAGCTGACGCTCGGCCTGGCGGCCGACAATGCAGAGCCTCCGGTGGCAGGCGCGGCCGAGGAACTCACCGGACCAAGCCGCGTCTTCAGCCGCGATACGCTGAAGGGGTATTAGGCGATGGCGGCGATGCTGGATGGACCGTGGGGCGGCACGAACTATACTCCGCCCACCGCGATCGATATCGCTACTATTGAAACCGCAATCGTCGCGCAGCTTCAGTCGCAAGTCGCAGGCATCGAGATCGCCCACTATCCCGATCGCCCCGAGTCCTACCGGCTCGTGCATCGTGTAGGCGCCGCGCTGGTGCAGTATCTGGGGGCGAAGTACGGCGCGATGCTCGACACGGCGGCGATTATTCAGGAGCGCGTGATGGAGTTCGGCGTCACCGTGATGATGCGCGACCTCGGATGGAACTATGGCGCCGAGGCCGACGGCCCGAGTCCGGGCGCGTACTCGATCCTTGAAGCGATTCGCGCAGCGCTAACCGGTTTTCGGATTCCCGGATGCCGTAAAATCTATCCGCGCGCCGAGCGCTTCGTCGAGCGCGACAAGCAGGGCGGCGTGTGGATCTACATAATTTCGTTCGGGCTGGCCACGCTAGCGGTCGAGCCGTCAACGTCGGAGGACTATCCGCTGTTCATCCGCGGCGTCGCGATGGAAGAGAGCGGCCAGAGCCTGATCACGGTCGCACCCGCGCCATTCACCTTCAACTCGGCCGGGACGATACAGCTTCCTAACGGCAATCTGTCCGCGGTCGTGGTGACCGCGACGGGCGGCGCGGTGCTGGCACCAGGGACGGATTACTCACTGGACCCCGTAAATGGGATTGTAACCGCGCTCGCGGGTGGAGCGATCGCCGCTGGAGCGACGGTGTGGATTGCGTATAGCTACGCTGATTACGTGACCGCGACGCCCGGCGAAACGTCCCCGATCAGTTGACGGCGGGACGCGATGCCAGAACGCTCGGAAATTCGCACGGATATCGCGGGGCAGCTTCCCCGCGCGAGGTAACAGGATATGCCAGCAAGCTTCCTGCACGGGGTTGAAGTTATCGAGGTCACCACCGGCCCGAATCCGGTCAGCATCGTCAAGTCCGCGGTGATTGGTCTAATCGGAACCGCGCCCTCGTGGGCTGTCGCCGCACCTGCCGCCGCTCCGGCGCCAAACACTCCGACTCTGGTCAGTTCCGCCCTGGCCGCCGCGAATTTCGGTCCTCTGGTTCAGGGTTACTCGATTCCCTACGCGCTCGCCGCGATTCAGGCGCAGGGAGCGGGACAGGCAATCGTCATCAATGTGTTCGATCCGGGCCGCCATACGACAGCCATTACAGCTCAGCCGCTGAGCTTTCCCGCTTCCGGGGTGCAGGCGCTCAACCTGGGACACATGGGCGTGTCGAACGTGATCGTGAAGAACCAGGCCGGTACGACCACCTACGTCAGTGGAACTGACTATTCGCTCGACGCGGTGAACGGAGTTATCACGGCGCTGACGGGCGGGGCGCTGACGGCCGGCGAGGCGGTCAGCGTCTCGTTCAACTACGCCGATCCGACCAAAGTCGCCGATGCGGATATTATCGGTGCGGTAACCGCCGGGGTATACACCGGTATTCAGGCGCTGCAAACGACATATGGCACTATGGGCTTCTTCGCCAAGCTCCTGATCGCCCCGGGTTTCTCGCAGAACGCCGACGTGGCGACCGCGCTGGCCGCGATGGCGAACACGATTCGCGCGATGGCCCTGGTGGATTCAGCCCCTTCAACCCCGGTCGCAAGCGCGATCTCGAACCGGGGCGCGGCCGGAAACGCGTTTGATACCTCCTCGACCCGAGTCATCCTGTGCTATCCGCAGGAGCAATTCTATGACGCGGGCCTGGTTCCCACCGCGGTGACTCTGTCCACGGTTGGCACGCCGGTTACGACCCCGTTCGCAGGCACCTCGGTCGGCCCGTATTCACAATGGGTGGCTGGAGCGATCGCGGCGAAGGATCTCGCACATGGCTATTGGTGGTCGCCCTCGAATACCGAGGTGACCGGGATTCTCGGACCTGATGTAAGTGTATACGCTTCGATTCTGGACCCGCTTTCTGACGTGAACAATCTCAATGCCCAGGGAATCGCGACCGTGTTTAACGCGTTTGGAACGGGTTTGCGGGTATGGGGAAATCGTTCGGCCGCGTACCCATCGATCACCTCGCCGGCGAATTTTATCAACGTGCGGCGGACGATGGACGTGATTGAGGAATCAATCCAGCTCTCGATGCTTCAGTTTATCGATCAGCCGATCTCGAACGCGCTTATCACCGCGATTCTTGCGAGCGTCAATGCCTTTATCCGAAGTCTCATCCAGCGCGGCGCGCTAGTCGCCGGTTCCGCGAGTTACAACCCGGCCGAGAATCCGCCCAGCCAGGTCGCGGCTGGACAACTGGTGTTCGACGTGGACGTCATGCCGCCACCGCCCGCCGAGCGAATCACCTTCCAGAGCTATATTGATTCGAGCCTGCTCGCCCAGCTCGGCCAGACCAGTCCGCTAACCGCGGCGGCCGGAGCGACCGCGTAGGAGGAGACGGACATGAATATCCAGATCAATTCTCTGACCAATGCGAACATATATATCGACGGAGTCGGCCTGTTGGGACGGGCTGAGGAAATCGAGATCGCGCATCCCCGCCAAAAAATGATCGACTACAAGGGCCTCGGGATGGCGGGAACTGCGGAGTTGTGGGCAGGAGTGGCCAAACTCGAGTCGCGGATCAAGTGGGCGTCCTTCGACGCCGAGGTCCTGACGTTCGCCGCAAGCCCGTTTCAGGCGCACTACTTTCAGGCGCGCGGAAACCTCGAGCAATACACCAGCCAGGGACGCAGCGCGGAATTGCCGGTCGTCTACCTGATGACCGGAGTGTTCAAGGACGCCGGCGCACCGGCCCTGCGGCAGCATCAGATGGTCGAGACAACCTCGGCGGTGAGCATCTACCACGCCGAACTCTACGTCGCGGGCGCGCAGATCTATCTATATGACGTCTTCGCCAATCTCTACGTGGTTGGTGGGGTCGATCAGCTCGCCACGTTCCGCAGTAACCTGGGCGGGTGAGGATCCGGTATGCCCTCGCGCGGCTTTGTGTTTTTCGAGGTGAACGATGGAAGATGAAATTCGAATCAATGGTGTCCCAATCGGAATTGGCGCCGAAGAGGAATCCGCCGCGGGGCGCCCGGTGCTCCTGCCCTCGGGGCGCGGAGCCGTTATCCGCAAAGGCTACGGTCGCGATTTGATGCGCGCCCAGCGTGCAGCGATGAGCGACGATCCCGCGGCGGTGGTGTTCGCGCTTATCGCGGAGCTGGCGGAGGTCGACGGACGGAAGATCGTTTATGAAGACGTCCTCGCGATGGATCTGGGAGACGTGCTTGCGCTGCAAGCCGAGGTGATTGGAGCGAATTTTCAGCTCCCTCCGCCGCCGGATTCGCAGGTCTTGTCCGATTCGGATTCTCACTAGCCGAATTATGCGAGATGGACTTCGCGGAGCTGGGCTATTGGACCCGCGCGGTACGCGACTACTCAGACGCGATCGCGGACGGCGGAGGGGATGCGGAATAGTGCGTGTAACGCCCGAAACCGACTAGAGACGGAGCTACGATGAGTGCGCGATTGTTTATTGGCAACCTGAGTTTCCGGCTGAGCGACGAGGAGCTGCGCGACGCCTTTGCCGGCGTGGGTGAGGTCGAGCGCGCGGAAGTGGTGCGTGACCGCTTTGATGGGCGCTCGCGGGGATTTGGCTTCGTGGAGATGGCGCGTGCCGAGGACGCCGCGGCTGCGGTCGCGGATCTCAACGGCGCTGAGCTGGCGGGGCGTCCGATGCGGGTCGAAGCCGCAACCTCACTTCGGCGCGAGAGCGGGGCCGGCGGCGCCGCGGCGCGGCTCGGCTGAGCCGCTGCCGATAGCGCCGCGCTTCTAAAGTGTAACTAATCGGAGGAACCGCGATGTTCGCTGAGCTCGGTCTCATAAGGTTTGAAGTAATCGGCTCGCCCGAGGGACTCGAGTCCGAGCGGCGTTACGTGTATGCCGAGCAGCCGGTTATCGACGCCCAGCCGCGCCTGCAATGGACCGGCGATGGCCTCGAGCTGCTGTCGTTCGAGCTACTGCTGCACGCCTCGTTTACCAACCCGGAGCTTCAGGCGCTGGCCTTGCGAATGGCTGCGGAGACCCATCAGGCCATGCCGCTAGTGTTCGGCAATGGAGTCTTTCGCGGGTTCTTCGTAATTGAATCGATCGCAACGCGAGCGACACAGTTGGACGCGGGCGGCGCTCCGATCGCCCTGCGTCTGCGGCTTGGGCTAAAGGAATGGGCGCTTGATTCGATCCTCGACCCTGGTGCGCCGATGATGCCGAGGTTCGTGCCGCTTGGCCTAATCTCCGGTTCGAGTAACACGAGCGCGCCACCCACGCCGCTTGCGCCGGCGGGTCTGAGCGCATTGCTTGGCAATCCCGCGCCGTCGGCGCCGCCCACCGCGATTCTGCAGCCCGGCGACGTGGCGACCGCCGCGATCACGCGCAGCGCGGCCCGGTGACGGCGATGCAGTATATCGCCCATCTCACCCGTGCCGGAGAACGCTGGGACTTGCTGGCGTGGAACTACTACGGCGATGCGACGCGGTTCAATCCGATTATCATGGCGAATCCCTTGGTTCCAATCGAGCCGGTATTCGAGGCTGGAATGCTGATCCATGTGCCGGTGCTTAGCGCGAGTCCGCCGGTACTCATCGACCTTCCGCCGTGGAAAAGCGCACCAGCGCCGGTCACAATGAGTAGTCAATCATGAGCGCGGCAGCGGCACTATCAGTACTAACGCCACAGTGGATACTTGTTTACGCGGGCGTGAACATCTCGGGTGATATAGCGCCGATGGTTCGAGTGATTACATACATAGACCGGCTCGGCGGCGCATCTGGTGAACTGTGTGTCGAGGTCGAAGACCACATGCAACGCTGGCAGGGACCCTGGTATCCGGCGCTGGGTGACAATCTCGATGTATCGATTGGATATCGCGGCGGACAGTTGCTGGAGTGCGGCGCCTTTCAAGTCGACGATCTTGAACTCCAGGGACCGCCGGACGTGTTTCGGCTGCGCTGCCTGGCGGCATATATCACACCCGCGATGAGAACCCGCACGAGCGCCGCATACGAAGGGCAGACGCTACTCGGGATCGCTGGGACAATCGCGGGTAAGTATGGAATGGCATTGGTGAGTGCGCCCGGCCTGGTGGATGTGAGGTTTGGGCGGGTGACGCAGCGCGATGAATCGGACCTCGCGTTTCTTGCGCGGCTCGCGACCGAGTTCGACTACGACTTCACGGTGCGCGGCGGACAGATGGTGTTTTACTCGCGCACCGCGCTCGAGGGCGGGCCCGCGGTGGCAACCATCGTGCGGACTGCGGTGGAGCGCTTTGAATTCCGGAACCGCACGCACCGAGTCTATTCGTTGGCGTCGGCGGCGTATTTCAATCCGAGCGCAAAGCAGCTTATCGCACAGAGTACGAGCGCCGTACCGGCGATGCCGTCCGGCGACACGCTGAAGATTATCGCGCGATGCGAGAATGCGACGCAGGCGGGCCTGCGCGCCGCGGCGGGACTTCATCGCTACAATAGATTCTTCATCTGTGCGCGCCTGCTCAGTCCAGGCAATCCCGCGTTGGTGGCAGGGAGCAACGTGTGGCTATCGGGATGGGGCACGTTCGACGGGCTCTACTTGATCGAGACGGCGCGTCATCGCGTGAGCCGGGCGGGTGGCTATACGACCGAATTGGAGACGCGCCGCAGCGCGTGAGGATTCCAGATGAGTGAGCACGAAATCAACCATTCAACGGCGCCGGGCATGTTCCGGGTCGGAATCGTGCAGGAGCAGGATGCGGCGCGCGCGCGGGTGCGGGTCGTCTTCGCGGATTACGATCAGTTGCGGAGTTGGTGGCTGCCGATAGTGGTGCCGAAGAGCCAGAACGACAAGGCTTATTGGATTCCCGATCTTGGCGAGCAGGTGGTGTGCCTGATGGATGCGCATGATGAGGCGGGCGCGGTGCTCGGCGCGATCTATTCGTCGGCCGACACGGCGCCGGTTGCGAGCATCGACAAATGGCATCTGGGTTTCAGCGACGGCGCCGCGTTCGAGTACGATCGGAGTGCGCACGTGCTCGAGCTGGGGTTTTCCGACGGCGCGGCGATGAAATACGACGGCGGCGCGCACGTTCTCGAGTTGGGGTTCGCCGACGGAGCGTCGATAAAATACGATGGCGGCGCGCACGCGCTTGCGGTGGCTCTGCCGTCGGGCGCGACGCTGACGCTCAGCGCAGGCGCCGCATCGATAGCTATCGACTCGCTTGGCAACGCGCAGGTGATCTCGGCCGCGCAGATTCGGCTCGGCGCCGGGCAGCTCAAGGGGGTCGCGCGCCTGGGGGACCAGGTGACCTGCCCGGCCGGAATCGGATCAATCACCAGCGCGAGCCTGATCGTGGAGGCGCAGTGACGTGAGCGCCGGCGCCGTGACTCTTGCCGATATCACGTCGGCGGACTGGTCGCTCAAGCTCGGCGCGATCGGGCAGGTCGTGCAGGGCGTGGCGGACGTTGACCAGTGCGTCGCGATCATCCTGACCACGCCGACCGGCAGCGACCCGTTGCGCCCGACTTTCGGCTGCGATATCTGGCGTTACCTGGACCATCCGATCTCCGAAGCGTTGCCCGCGATCGTGCGTGAACTGAAGGCCGCGCTAACGCTCTGGGAGCCGCGAATCACCCTGCTGAGCGTCGCCGCCGTCCCGGTACTGGATACCACGACGCAATCCGGGGCGCATCTAAATGTGAGCGTGACCTGGCAGCTAAAACTGTCCGGGCCCGCGGGCGCGGGGCCGAACTCGACCACTACTGTGACGCTGGGAGCGGCGGCACAGTGAGGATGCGGCTGGACCGGTCCCGAGTGATTACAGAAGGATGAATCAATGGCAGCAGGAATTCCGTCGCTTCCGCCCCCGGTATTCGTCGATGATGCCGACGGGCTCGATCCGAACCTGATCCTGGCCGATATGATTGCGGCCTTTGAAACCGCCGCCGGGCGCACCCTGCAACCCGCGCAGGTCGAGCGGCTGCTGATTAATCTCTATGCGTACCGCGAAGCGCTGATCCGCAACGCGATTCAATACGCGGCCCAGCAGAATCTGCTCGCGTTCGCGATCTTTCCGATGCTTGACTACCTAGGGCAACTGGTTGGCGTAACCCGGCTGGCCGCGCAAGGCGCCGCGACCGTCCTGGAATTCACCCTGGCGAGTGCTCTGACCGTTGCCATCACAATTCCCCAGGGTACGCAGGCCGGCACGAGCGACGGCCAGTACTCGTTCGCGACCTCGGCGGCGCTGGTAATTCCGGCCGGCGCGCTGAGCGGCGCCGTAAGCGCTGTTGCCGTCCAGTCCGGTGCTGGTGCGAACGGCTACCTGGTGGGGCAGGTTGACACACTACTAACTCCAAGCGCGATTATCGCCAGCGTCGCGAACACTACGATCACCGCGGGAGGATCGGCGCCTGAGACAGACGATCATCTGCGCGCCCGGATTCAGGCAGCGCCAAATCAGTTCAGCGTGGCCGGCCCGGCCGGAGCATATCGATTTTTCGCCCTCGGCGTGGATCCGTCAATTGCCGATGTCCAGATAGTCAGTCCCGCGCCTGGTCAAATCGACGCATACGTCCTCACGGGGCCAGTGACCGTACAGCCGCAAAGCGCGCCTAACGGCGTGGGTATCGCGGGCGCCGCGCTGCTCGCACGGGTGCTGGCCGCGCTGAGCGGTGATTCGGTGCGCCCCTTGACCGACACGGTGAACGTGCTGGCCGTCACCGAGGTTGACTACCAAATCACGGCGACGGTCACGATGTATTCGGATGCCGACCCGGTGGCCACCATGGCGGCGGCCAGCGCCGCGGCGGCGCAGTATGCGGTCGAACTGGCGGCGAAGATTCAGCGCGATATCGTCCCGAGCCAGGTGATCGCGGCGTTATCCGTGACCGGGGTGTATGAGATTGTGCTGAGTGCGCCAGCTTATACTCAGTTGATGCCGGGCCAGTGGGCGAACTGCACCGCCATTTCACTGACTCAGGCGGTGAGCGGCGAGCATAGCTAAATGCGACCGGACGCACCGCGAACCTCCGGGCAGGATGCATGACAGACGATGGCTGAACTGACTCCATCCCCATCGATAAACGACTCCCGCACGCAGGCGCTGCTCACGCTGGTGGATCGACTGTCGGCGCTCGACCTCACGCCACTGTTGATTTACCGGATCGACTCGGTGGCGGCGGGCGCGCTGGTGTTCCTGGCGTGGCAGTTCGATATTCTGTCGCCGCTGTGGCGGCTCGCCGCCCCATCGGCACTAAGTATCGATACGCTAACGGATATCGATACCCTAACGGATATTGACACGCTGGCCGGCGTCGATTCGCTCGCGGCCGATTCGTCTCCCAGCGACAGCACCGCGCGCGAGCTTCTGAAGCTTGCGATCGCGCTCCATCGCACGCGCGGTACTCCGAGCGCGATCAAGCGCTCACTGGCGTCGCTCGGGTGGAGCGCCGTGACGATAATGGAGGGTGAGGCGAGTTGGGGTGGAAGCGCATATCCGGCCGATCAGGGGTGGGCGGTTTTTCGAGTGTTGATCAATCTGGCGGAGGGGGCTGGGATTCCGAACGGCGCTGTTCAGACCGCTATTTCGGCGATCGAGTTCTTTCAGCCGGCGCGGGCGTGGCTGGACTCGCTGTGGTTTGTCACGCAGCCGGTGCAGGACGCGGCGCCGGCGCCTGCGGATCGAATCACGCTGGGCGGAATCGCGGAGTACCAGATCGACACGGCGCCGGAGCCGTCGGACTCGCAACTGGCGCTGGCGATTACCGCGGCGCCGTTGACGGATAGCTACGGGCCTATCGCGCCGGTGTACAACGGACACTACGTGCATAGCGGAATAACCTATGGCGTGGGCGAACCAGTGGTTGCGGATCGCGCGCTGATCGTAAACGGCGCGCCCGTCCTCGAAGGAGGCTGAAATGACGAGACCAGTTGGAATTGTGACAGTCCGGCTGTTCGAGCGGGGCGAATTGATTTATCGGGAAAGCGGATGCAACCTGTTCGTCAACGCCGGATTGCCCGCGTTGGCGGCGCTGCTGGGTGGCGATACCATCGGTGAGTTCTGCTCCGTGGTGGGCTTCGGGTCGGGAGCGAACGCGCCGACAGTCAGCGATCTGGGTCTGACCGCGCCCGCTTACTACAAGCCGATCGATGCCCACGCCGAAGATGGCAATGGGAGCGTGACCTTCAACTGGAGCCTTACTACCGCCGACACGGGCGCGCAAGGCATGACTATTCAGGAGATAGCACTGTTCGCTAATCACACCGGTATTGGAGTGCCGGGCGGGAACGCGCCGACGCCGATGTTGGCGCGGAAAACGCTAACCCCAATCGTGTTTGCCGCCAACATGTCGCTGGCTGGAACCTGGACGCTCACGTTCTGAGGTAACGGAACGATGGCCACATTAATAGACAGTCCGGAGTTTAGTGCAAATGAGATATACGAAGTTCAGGCGACCGACGCGGTCGAGGGCGCCGCAGCGGGTGCGAGCTTCGGCGGTATTGGCCTCAGCAATCAACCGCATCAGCAGCTCGCGAACCGCACCGCGTTTCTCTACGGGCGGCAGAATACGAATATCGCCAATCTTGGGGTTTTGCAGTCGTTCATGGCCGGTTTCACGGGGTCGTTGCAGACGAATGGATATCTGACGATTCCGATTAGCGATATAAACCGCGGCTCCGTGGCTGCAATCATTCAATGGGGCTATTATCCCCTGAGCGATCAGAAGATACCAAATGATGAGACCTTCACTGTGAACTGGCCGATCACGTTTCCCAATGCGATTTTGGTCCCGCCGCTCGCAACCAACGTCTATGCGAGCACCAGCGGACTCAATACCGCGGCCAGCGTGACTACCTATGGCCGCACTGGTGCGACGTTCGTGCTCGACGTGCCCGGAGGCTTGACGGGCTTCGCGGGTGAACGCAGTAACGGCTTTTCGTGGCTGGCGATTGGGTTTTGAGTCAATGAGGATGAGCATGAATAGGATACCGGGCATAAGGAACTGGTCATCGACCGTGGCGATGATAATCGCGGTGTCGGTGACGTTTATCGCGTTGGCTGCGACGGCTCGGGCGCAGTCGTCGAATCTTCCGCCGCCGGGAGCTTATCAACCCATACCCAACTACACGGGAACCAACGCGGGGCTTCTGTTTCGCCAGGCGATCAATAATCGGTTCTCCGGGGCGCAACCGATCTCGCCCGCGATCGTGAGCCTCAGTTTCGCGACTCTGCCGGCCGAGCAGGATGGAACACTCTTCTATTGCACGGACTGCCAGAAGACGGCCCCATGCGCGAGCGGAGGTTCAGGCGCCTGGGCGTTCGGGCAGAATAGGGCCTGGAGCTGCGCCGCCGCGGGGGGCAGTGGCAGTCTGCCGATGTCCGGCGACGTGAGTGGCACGACAGGAGCGAATACCGTCCAGACCGTGCTCAGCGGCAAGACGCCGGTTGTGACGAGCGGGACAAACACCGCGGCGGGAAGCACCGGCGCGGACTCGCTCAACAACTTCAACGTCAACGGCCAGGTAAATGTCGCGGACTATGGAAAACTCTCGACCTCTGTCTCGACTGAGACGGCGACTACTACTTCAGGGAGCACCTCGATCGCGCTCGGGGCAATCGGGCCGTTTCAGGTTGGCGGTGGCGTGATGCTGCCGCACGCAGGCCCAACCGCCAGCGTGACCGCGCCTGCGGGCCTGACGGGGAGCACTTACGGCTATGCTCTTAATCCGCACCCAACCGCTGAGCTGATTTCGGGTAATTGCAACGTTGATTCCTCGAACGCGAGTTGCACGACTTCCTATAGCGTGACCGTTATGGCGGTCGATGCGAACGGTGGCTGGTCGCCCGCACCCACTGCTGTCACGGTGGCGAATGGACCCGCAACCCTTTCAGTTGCCAACGGCATCGATTGGAAATGGACCTGCGAGGCCAACGCGCCCGGTTACATCGTGCTGGGATGTACGGGGGCATCCTGCACGCCGACCTCGATTTGGGCCGTCGTTCCTGCGCGTTTTGAAGCGGGGGCCTGCGACTTTTGGGACTTCGGCAATCACTTCGGTTCGGACATCACGTATGGCTCGGCGATCTCAACCACCGTGGAGGGGACCGGCGCTCATCAGGATTTGAGCACGAAGATCACCGCCGTATCGGGGAGCACATTAACCCTCGCTACCGCGCCAGGCGTGAGCGGAACTTTTACCGCGATCCCGGACAACGCACCGATAGGAAATGCCGCGATTGGGGCCGTCGCGGCTGGCGGTGGTGACGTGCTGTGGCCCAGCGGGGGAGCCGTCTATAACGTTTCTCAGTTAAGCTTCTTCAACGCTTATAATGTGCACCTCGGCGGGAATCGCGTTGGCTGGTGGGGTTCCAGCACCACGGCTACGGCGCTTAACTATATTGGCAGCGCGGGACGCCCGATGTTCTATATGAACTGGGCACCGGGTGACGAGATTCACGATATGGGGATCGGGACTGGGAGCACGCCCGGAATCATCGCCTATATCGATGCCGACCCGTGGGTGACCGGGGGCCTTCAACGATCCAAAGCAAACGCTGTCCGGCGCATCAAGGTGGGACTGGGGCCAAACGCTTACGGAGGAGCGTTCGCGACGATCGGCGCGAATAGCACCGGCGGCGAGAACGAGTTTGTGGCGATCGACCACAATTACACGTCGCCCATGTTTGGCTATATCGGAGTGGAAGTCGCGGCGGGGTACCAGACCGACAACACTGAAATTGACGACAATGAGATCGGCACCTTTAATATCGGCATACAGGAAGAAAACGCAGGCACCATCACGGAGAAGAACAACGACACCAGCGATAAATATATCTACCATCGCACCAATGGCTACATCAAGCAGTGGAACATGCTGGGCGATTTCAGCGATGGCGAGCCTGCGTATTGGCTCTACGACGGAATAGGTGGCGGTGCGATCCAGCAGCTTCGTATTGAAGGCTCTCAGATTGTCTCAACGCCTGGGCCGAATGGCTATGGCGTCTATGCACTGGGTGCGAACACATTTATCAATAACTTAATTAGCTGCACAAACGTGGCTCTGCCATGCCTGATTGGCACTCCTTCCGAAACTCCGGGATTTCCTGCATATCGCCGGTCGATCTTCATCAACAATACGTATGGCGAGATATACCCGTCCTCCCTCCCGGCTTCCTTTGAGCCACCGAACGGGCTGCCGATTACGGATGGCAATGGCGTTCAAGCTGTTCCTTCTTTCGTCTCTCTTGGCGAGACGATATTCAACGCAACCACCGATACTAACTATGCCACCGGCGACATATTTAATGGTGAAGTCGGCTTGTCGCTCAACGCGACTCCGCTCAATCTGACGCCCACCACGCAGACAATCACCGGAACCTCCGGCACTGCGATCGCCTCGATGTCCATGCAAGGGACGCTCAAAATCGCGACGGTCTATTTGAACGGCTACGCGCAGACGGGCACGGCGCAGACCTACACGTTCCCGGTCGCGTTTAGCGCGGCGCCGAACTTGCTGGCAAGTTGCGGGACGTACAATCCATCTTCGACGGCGACGGTGCTGACGCTCCCCGCCAACGCGAGCATGACGGCGGAGACCTGCAACGTGGCGGCGATTGGACAATAACATGAAGAAATTACTGCTCACTATTTTGCTGGCGATTCTGTTCAGCGGAACCGTGTTCGCTCAGAATTATCCGCCCGCAGCCGCGGCGGCTGGAACGATCGCCAATGGGTGTGCGACATTCAGCGGCGGCTTGCTCAACTCGACCGGCGCCGCATGCGGGGGCAGCGGAAGCTCGCCTGGCGGGACGACCGGCGCAATTCAGTATAACAGCGCGGGTGCATTCGGCGGCGCGGTGCTGACCGGCATCGTGCTCGGCAATGGCGCCTCGGCTCCGACCGTATTCGGTGGTAGCTCACTCGCCGCGCATAATTTCGCGATCTCGATCAGCGCGAGTGGCGTGCTCACCGGCGCGCAGCCGGCGTTCACCGACATCTTTGGCGTGGCAACAGGAGCGCAACTTCCGGGCGGATTAGCCAATGCTTTCCATGCCGGGGCGCCGACCATCGCCGCCGAATACTACTCGTGGAACACGACCAATAGTGACTTCGAGATTACCGCCGCTCCGAGCGGCAGCGGCACAGTGACCAGCGTCGGACTGAGCCTGCCGGCTATATTCCTCGTCACGGGATCGCCAATCACGTCGTCGGGAACTCTCGCGGCGACGCTCGGCACCGAGGCGGCCAATGATATATTCGCGGGACCGGCCTCGGGTGCGGCCGTGGCACCTGCCTTTCGCGCCTTGGTGGGCGCTGACCTTCCCGCTCCGTCGGCCACCACGCTCGGCGGCACTGAGAGCGCCGCGCCCGTCACCAACCAGTGGGTCAACTCAATCTCCACCGCTGGCGTTCCCGCGCTTTCTCAGCCTGGGTTCTCAAACCTCAGCGGAACGGCGAGTCTCACTACGCAGGTAACCGGAATCCTGCCGGTGGCTAATGGCGGACGGCAATGCGGAGCGCCGAGCACCTTTGCCGCGCTGCCCGCGTCTCCGGTCAATGGCGAGACGTGTTCGGTCACGGACGCGACCGCTTGCGCGGCCGGAACGGCGGTGACTGCGGGTGGCGCATCAACGATCTGCCAGGTTACCTACAACGGCACGAGTTGGTTTCCGGCTGGCGGCGCGACCGCATCGGGCGGCGGCACGCCGACGGGTTGGCCGCTCGCGGCATGGTCAAATGAGGTCAATAGGTCCGATGCAGGGGTACTTCCTCGCGTCGGTTCTGAGGCACTTTATGGTTTCTTTGTCCCCGCGCAAGTGAGCGCCGCGGATATTTGCTATTTTGTCGCGACGGCTGATACTACCACCACCGACCACTACAGCATCGCGGTCTATACCAAAGCAGGCGCTCTTCTGACTTCGACTGGCGTGCTCGACGGCTTGCCGACCGCCGGGGTTAATTGTACGGCGATCAGCACATCGAGCGGATCGCCAAGCTGCACGGCGTCGCCATGTACGGTCAACCCGGGCGAGTACTATTTGGGTTTTACCGGCACCGTCGCGACGGCTGTCCTTGCCGGCGCTCAGTCTATCGGACTGACATTCGTCAGTAATTCGTCCGTCGGGACGGTTTCCGGCGCTGTTCCAGCGACTTCGTTCACGCCTCCTGCTGATGTCTGGACCTACGGACTGCCTCTAGTTGGGTTTCATAATTAG